TACTCCGCTCGGTTAGATCGCACCGTTGTCGATCTGATCTTTACCGAAGGGGTCGTTGATGTTGGAGGCGGCGATTACGAGGTGACCGAAACGTCACCGCAGTCGCTGTCCGTCGCTGTCAACATCGGACGCGCCGTGGTCGCTGGTGACGATGAAACACGACAGGGCAAATATTTGGTCATCAATGACGCTGTTCTGAACGTGATCCTCGCAGCAGCAGACCCTGCTGATGACCGCATCGACCTGATCGTGGTGCAGGTCAACGACTCTGTCGCAGGCTCGGCTCGCACTCCAGCCGACGTTGCCGAGGTCGTTGCGATCACCGGAACGCCCGCCGGTGCACCCGTCGCGCCGAGTCTCCCAGACACGGCGATTCCGCTGGCCGAGGTGACCGTCACAGCGTCAGCGACGTTCGTAACGAACTCGGATATATCGGACTCTCGCAGCGCAGCGTCAAACGAGACATTTACGATCGATTCCAACTTCGAGATCCTGACCGCTGCCGAGATCGCGCTTCTGACGCCATACGCTGGACAGACGGTCTACAACTCAACGACAAACAAGTTGCAGTATTGGGACGGATCGGGCTGGCAGACAGTCGAAGCGAGACCAGTCAATGATCGCGACCAGATAATCGCTGCGAGCACATTCGCCTAAGGAGCAACGATGGCTACGTTCGACAAAGTGCTGCTATCAGGATCGACTGGTGGCCGACCGATCAAAGTTGCTGCCACCGGATCACCCGGCACGACGATTCACGCGACGGGAACAAGCGCAACAGTCATCGACGAAGTATGGCTGTATGCGGTTAATACCGATTCGTCAGATGTGAAACTGACGATCGAATACGGAGGCACTACGTCGCCTGATGATCTAATCGAGTTTACGGTAGTTGCCGAGTCCGGTCTGTACTTGATGGTGCCTGGCATTCCGTTAACTGGTGATGGTGCTTCAGCACGCGAAGTGAAAGCGTTTGCTGCGAGCGGGAATGTCATTAACATCCTTGGCTATGTAAACCGGATTACCCCGTGAGGTCGAAATGAGTGCACGGTACGGTGATCGAACTGAAATCGGAAACGCTGTCACTAACTGGGGACGAGGCGGTGGCGGCGCTGCTCTCGGAGAAGTAACGCTATCTATTTCGCCTGCTCCTTCCGGCACCGTAACGCCCGTAACGTTGAGCGGTGTCGAATATTTGGTGGCACGCGTAACAGCCAGTTGCGCGCTAACGATTGTAGGACCGGCGATTGCGACTGGCGATTTGATTATGGTAGGTGGCGGCGGTGCCTCTCGCGGTCGATCTGGGGGCGGTGCAGGGAGACTTATAGCGGCGACCGTGCCCGCTGGTGCGAATACGTATCCAATCGTGATCGGTGGTGGTGGTTCATATCCGGGTACATCTGGCTCATCTACGACTGCATTCGGTCTGACCGCGACAGGAGGAGGCGCCGCTCCACCACCTACGTACATCGGAGGAGATAGTGGCATAGCACCGGCTGCGTTTGGGCAAGCACTCCCCGCAACTACGACGACAGGAGGGATCGGTGCTCCTTATCCTGGCGGCATGAGTAGCGGCGGCGGCGGTGCTGGAGTTGTTAGCAATGGTACTAACTGGATACTTGTGTACCCTCGCGGGGTAGGTGGCTCGGGTGGATCTGGTGTCGCTATTACTTGGCTGCCGACTCAATATTTGATCGGTGGCGGTGGAGCAGCAGAAGGTGGACACGCTAGTGGAGTTGCCACAGATGGCGGCGCGCCAGCGAATCAATCGGCGGTCGCAAATACAGGTGGTGGGGGAGGGGGCAGAGGTTTTCCGGCGGGTGGGTCTGGAGGCCCAGGCGTAGTGTTCTTTCGAGTAGAAAAGTATCAACTATGACTTATCATGTTGCTGAACTGGATGAAGACAATGCAGTAATGCGCGTCGTTGTCGTTGACTTGGGCAAGTGGGAAGACGACTTAGATCAGATGGATCAAATAGCGACGGAGATGTGCGATCGGCTTGTTGGAGTCGGCAGATGGCGAGTGACGTCGTATGAGGGCGCCTTTAGACGCAGATATGCATCACCGGGAATGACATATGATGAACTTCTAGATGCGTTCGTGTTGCCTCAGCCACACCCTTCTTGGGTGCGCGATCTTGAGAGTGAAGAGGACTGGAGTGCTCCTGTTCCTTTGCCAACAGACGAAACAAAGACCTACACGTGGAATGAGAAACTAATGCAATGGGATGCGCTAGACATACCGGAACGACCTGCAGTCGAAACGCTGGGTAACTAATGGCGCTGATCGAAGAGCACGGCTTCATCGGTAATGTATGGGTGCGACAAAACTGGTTGCCTCAAAAAGGCGACAGGGCTGGCGGGCACGCTCATTATCACGATCATGTGAGCCTTCTCGTTAAAGGCTCTGTGGAGGTGACGATCAACGACGGTTTACCTAAAGAGTTTACGGCACCTACGTATATAGTTATTAAGAAACAGTATCGTCACGACTTCGTCGCGCTCGAAGATGACACCGTGTTCTACTGCATTTTCGCGATGCGAGATATCAACGGTGAGGTCGTCGACATTTATCAAGAGGCCAATATTCCGCACTTGCCCGACGGGATGGCTCCTGGTTACACGGGTGCAGCACCGGACGACTTTTGGCAGATGAAAGACTGACGATATGCAGGCGACGACCGTGACTATCGCTCGTCAACTTTTTGACCCGATCACTCATGAGGCGCTGAAGACGTTCATTCGTGAGCGCGTCCCTATGATGAGCGTGAACGTAGACGCTGAAACGTTCGTACGACGCCACGCAAACAACGTACCGTATTTCGTAAACATTCATCGGCAGTTGACCGAGTTCGCTTCGGAGCAGTTCGGGGAGCCGCTGAAGCCGTCCTACTCGTTTCTGTCGATGTACAAGGATAACGGTATTTGTCCGCTACATATCGACCGACCGCAATGCTACAGAACAATCGACTATCTGATTCAGCAGGATCAGGCCGATCCGTGGCCTATCCGTATCGGCGAATACATTACGGACGAACAGCGCGCCGAGATTGATGAAACCGGCGCAGGGCACCCAGAGATCGACGACGACATTGCTGAACGTATTAACGCCGAAACATGGACTGATGTGCTGCTGGAACCGAATGATGCCGTGCTGTACTCGGGCACACATCAATGGCACTATCGACCGCATCGTCTTAAAGGCACAGCCGATCTAATCTTCTTCCACTTCGTGCCCGACGACTTCGAGGGGCCGTTTATATAATGAACGTCACCGAACCGATCAACCTTGCTGTCGATCTGCCGAAACTACGACCGGCAACATCAGCCGGTGGAGCATGGTCGCTTAAGACGGATCGCTGCGATAACTGGGCATGGCATATTGACGCGTTTACGCCGCAAGAACTCGACGCGATCATTAACATCGGGAACGCTTTAGAACTCGAACGAGCATCTACGTTCGGAAAAAACGATCCAGATATCCGGGATTCGTACGTGCAGTTTCTGTTTCCGAACGAAGTAACGGATTGGGTGTTCGCGCGACTCGGTGGCGTGATCAATGCGATGAATGATGCGTTCTTCGGTTTCGATCTAACGGCGATGGAGCAAGGCCTACAGTTCACGCGCTACGCGGCTCCCGGCGAACACTACGAATGGCATATTGACCGAGGGATGCAGACCGGTACGCGCAAACTATCGCTGTCGCTACAACTGTCAGATCCTGACGACTACGAGGGCGGTGATCTCGAACTGTGGTTCGGTGGTGAACCGATCAAGGTCAGCCGTGACCGCGGCATGATGACGCTGTTTCCATCGTGGACTATGCATCGTGTTACGCCGGTAACAAAGGGAACGCGCTACTCGTTGGTGTGTTGGATTTCGGGGCCATCGTTTAAGTGAAACGGGTGCTTGTTCAGATCCTCGCTTGGTACGGGATCATGTCGCTCGGCGCTGTCCTCGGGGTAATCACGACCGCTCTGTGGGCAGCATGGTGGGTTCAGCGCGGTCGAGGCGACTAGCGCAACAACGACGACGAGTGCGCTACGCTTGCGCTCATGCTGCTCGCAGACGTATTCCAAGGCGCTTCCGTCGTCGACGGTCGAGCCCATTTGCGTGACGTCGAGGCGCCGACTTCTGTGACCACGGTTGCGATGGGCAATGCGCCGGTCGCCGAGTTGGTGCAGATGGCGCTCGAAGTTCGACCTCAGGCGTGCGCCCTTGTGCTCGAAGACGGGCGTGTGTGGATTTTGACTGGCGGCGAGTCAGGCATGATTGCGTTCGCTGGGGACAGCATCAACGACGATCAGCGCACAGCAATCGAGGCGCTCGAGGTTGCGCTCGTCGAACTCGGCGCCGTTGGTTTGGCCGACGACGCAGAGCCCGAGGTCGAAGCGAAGCCAAAGCGTCGCCGCAAGCCAGAGCCAGAGCCTGAGCCTGAGGTCGACGAGGTCGACGAGGTCGACAAGGTCGAGGCTGACGTCGAGTGGCAGGCATACGAAATGCCGACCTCGTAGCACTCGACCCTCGAAAGGGGCTGCTCATGAAGTCTGATCTAATTGCTTCGCTCGAATCGCTCGAACCGCGCGGTAATCGAAACGTCCACCGCATTGTTGTGCTGTTCGGCGATCAACCTGAGGTTCTCGACGCGATCAGACAGGCACGAGCACGTAAGTGCTCGTTTGGTCAGATCGCCAAGGCGCTGAGCACCCCGTCGACGATCGTTTCGGCACACGCCGTGCAGAACTGGTTGGCGGCGCAAGGCATCGACTGATGACAGATGACATCGTGCGCAGGCTCGACTCGGAGACTCCCGAGGTCGAGGAACTCAGACGTCGCGTCTTCGAGTTGGAACGCAAACTCGCCGCCCAAGGCGATGCTGAGAAAAGGGCCCGCGACGCACAGCAACGCATCAGCAACCTTGAGCGCGAACTCAGCATTCTTGCCGGCGTGGGTGAGCGATCGAGACCGCCAGCCTGGCTGACTGCGCCGCCGAAGTCCAAAGCAAAGCATCATGCCATTGCTTGGTTGCTGCTGTCCGACTTGCACCTCGACGAGGTCGTCGAGCCCGAGCAGGTCATGTACGTCAATCGGTATGACCGAGACATTGCGACCGCTCGACTTCGTCGCACGTTCGAGAACTTCATCAAAGTCACTCACGGCAATTGGACGTCGATTGACTACGACGGAATCATCATGTGCCTCGGCGGCGACATCTTCTCAGGCGACATTCACGACGAACTCAAAGAGACCAACGAGGACACAATCCTCGGAAGCCTCGACTACTGGCTGGATCATCTCGCCGCAGGCATCTCGTTGCTGGCCGACGAGTTCGGCAAGGTTCACGTGCCGGTAGTCGTCGGCAATCACGGTCGCATGACACGCAAA